AGACAAGAGAGGTTCTAATGGTTCTGCACACGGTTTAACCAAGTTTAGTATGGAGGACGCACCAAGCAATCACTTCTTTTTAGAGTACATTGCTAGACCTCAAACTGCTGAGATATTTTTTGAAGACATATTAATGGCTTGTGTTTTTTACGGTATGCCAATACTTGCAGAAAATAACAAACCAAGATTATTATATCACTTTAAGAATAGAGGGTACAGAGGGTTTTCAATGAATAGACCTGATAAGAAGTATACAAAGCTATCTTCTACAGAAAGAGAGATTGGTGGAATACCAAACTCTAGTGAAGATATAAAGCAGGCACACGCTGCTGCAATAGAAACATATATAGAGGAACTTGTTGGAATTTTAGGTGATGATGAAATGGGGGATGTTTACTTTCAAAGAACATTAGAAGATTGGGCAAAGTTTAATATAAATAATAGGACGGCACACGATGCCTCTATAAGTTCTGGATTAGCCATTATGGCTTGTAACAAGAATCGTTACGCACCAGTAAATAAAGTAGTAAGAAAAAACATAAGTCTAGGGTTTAAAAAGTATGACAACTCTGGGAATTATTCAAAAATAAGAAACTAAATGAATGTAGTTGCAAATCCAAATAGCGTATTTCCTAGTCAGGTTGTTACTAACGCTGAGAAAGATAGTCCTGAATACGGAAGGCAAGTTGCCCAAGCTATAGAATCTGAGTGGTTCAATCAAGGAGGCTATGGAAATAGATTCGCTACAAATTTTAATCACTTCCATAGTTTAAGGTTATACGCAAGAGGTGAGCAGCCTGTACAAAAATATAAAGACGAGCTTGCTATAAACGGAGACTTGTCTTACCTAAACTTAGACTGGAAACCTGTACCTGTTATATCAAAGTTTGTCGACATTGTCACAAATGGGATAACAGAAAAAAAATATGAGATTAGTGCATACGCACAAGACCCAGAGTCTATAAAGCAAAGAACAAATTACGCTGAATCTATAATGCGTGATATGGTTGTTAAAGAACAATTAACAGCATTAAAAGAAACCCTTGGTATAGATGCATTTAACACAAGTAATCCAGAGGAGTTGCCTCAAACAAAAGAGGAGCTTTCTTTGCATATGCAGTTAGATTACAAGCAGTCAATTGAGATAGCAGAAGAAGAGGCTATCAATCAAGTGCTTGCTAAAAACAAGTTTGATGAAATAAGAAAAAGGTTCAACTACGACTTAACTGTTTTAGGTATAGGTGCTGTTAAAACAAATTGGAACAAAGCTAATGGGGTAAAGGTAGAATACTGCGACCCTGCAAACTTAGTTTACTCATACACTGAAGACCCAAACTTTGAAGACATATACTATATTGGAGAAGTTAAGGCAGTTACGATACCTGAACTTAAAAAACAATTCCCTAACATTCCTGAAGATGAACTCAAAAAGATTGAGGATATGCCAGGGAATAGAGAGTACTTAACTGGATGGAAGGGATACGATGACAATACTGTTCAGGTTTTATACTTTGACTATAAAACATATAAAAATCAAGTATTCAAAATAAAGAAAGGACCAAACGGTCTTGAAAAAGTTATACAGAAGTCAGATGACTTTAATCCACCTGAAAATGATACATTTAAAAAAGTATCAAGAAGCATAGAGGTTCTTTACAGTGGGGCTAAAGTTCTTGGAACAAACATAATGTTGAAGTGGGATTTGTCTGAAAATATGACAAGACCATACGCAGACACTACTAAGGTGGAAATGAACTATGTGCTATGTGCGCCAAGAATGTATAACGGAAGGATTGAGTCCGTTGTAAGTAAAATTACAGGGTTTGCTGATATGATTCAAATAACACACTTGAAGCTACAGCAGGTTATGACAAGAATGGTTCCTGACGGAGTTTTCTTAGATGTTGACGGTTTAGCAGAAGTTGACTTAGGAAATGGAACAAGCTACAACCCTGCGGAGGCACTAAATATGTATTTCCAAACAGGTAGTGTTTTAGGTAGGTCTTTAACACAAGATGGTGAATTGAATAGAGGTAAAGTTCCAATCCAAGAGCTTACAACATCAAGTGGAGGAGCTAAGATACAGTCTTTAATCCAAACGTATCAGTACTACTTGCAAATGATAAGAGATGTAACTGGATTGAATGAGGCAAGAGATGGTTCAGCACCATCTAAAGATGCACTCGTAGGACTTCAAAAGATGGCCGCTAATCAATCCAATGTTGCAACTAGACACATACTACAAGCAAGTTGCTATTTAACTCTTAGAGCCTGCGAAAACATCTCTAGAAGAATTGCCGATTCATTAAGTTTTGCTTTAACAGCAAACTCCCTTCAGAATAGTATTACAAAGTTTAATACTGCTACGATGCTAGAAATGTCTGAATTAAATCTACACGACTTTGGTATCTTTCTTGAGTTAGAGCCAGACGATGAGGCTAAGGCTCAGTTAGAGCAAAATATACAAGTTGCCTTACAAGGTGGAGGTATAGACTTAGAAGATGCAATAGATATACGACAAATAAAAAATCTTCAGTTAGCAAACGAAATGCTAAAGGACAGAAGAAAGAAAAAGCAAGAAGCAGCAAGACAAGCTCAATTGCAAAATATTCAGGCGCAAGCAGAAGCAAATGCAAAGGCTTCAGAAGCTGCTTCGTTAGCAGAAGCACAAAAACAACAGGTTATAACTGCCGAAAAAGTAAGTCTTGAGAAAGCTAAGACTGAGTTTGAGATACAAAAACTTCAAGCAGAGGCTCAAGTCAAAAGAGAACTTATGGCTGAAGAGTTTAACTACAATGTACAACTTGCACAAGCTAAGGGTGTTGCTGAATTGCAAAAAGAGCAAGAGATTGAAGACAGAAAGGATGAAAGAATAAGAATGCAAGGAACTCAGCAATCTGAGCTGATTGACCAAAGAAAAAACAACCTATTACCGAAAAATTTTGAAAGTTCAGGTAATGATGTTATGGGGGGGATTGGACTAGACCAATTTGAACCAAGCTAAATAGAATTTTTTAATTTATATTATATTATATTATGTCAGAAAAAGAAGTAAAGCAAGAAGGTGACTTTAAAATAAAAAGTAAGCCTAAGATGAAAAACCTTGGAAAGAAAAACGAAACAACTAAAGTAGACTTATCTGCTAGTAAAAAAGTTGAAGAAGAAGTAACTAAGGTTAACTTAAACAAAGAAGATGCCAATAAAAAGCAAGAAACAACAACAGTGGTTGCAGATAAACCAACCGAAGTTGTACAAGAAGTGGATACAGAAGTACCATCAGGGGAAGACACCGTTCAAGATGAAGGGGTCATCACTATCCAAGAAGTAACAGAAGAGAATGTAGAGGCTGTATCTAAAGAAGCTCAAGAGGCAATTAGAGATGAGCGTGTTTCTGGAAAGCCACTACCTGAGAATGTAGAGAAGCTAGTTTCTTTTATGGAGGATACAGGTGGGACTGTAGAGGATTATGTTAGATTAAACGCTGATTACAGTAGTGTAGATAACGATACACTGCTAAAAGAGTATTATAGAAAAAGTAAACCGCATCTTAATGATGACGAGATTAATTTCCTTTTAGAAGATAATTTTTCGTATGACGAAGACTTAGATGAAGAAAGAGATATACGCAAGAAAAAGCTTGCGTTTAAAGAAGAGGTTCAAGAAGCCAAAGACTTTTTAGAAGACTTGAAGGGTAAATATTACGATGAGATTAAGTTAAGACCAGGCGTAACCCAAGAGCAACAAAAAGCAATGGAGTTCTTTAACCGATACAACGAAGAGAAGAGCTTAAATAGCCAAAAGCACGACAGGTTTAAAAAAGCTACGTCTGAAATGTTCAACAATGACTTCAAAGGTTTTGATTTCGAGGTTGGTGACAAAAAATTCAGGTATGGTGTTAATAATCCAACAAGTCTTGCTGAAAAACAATCTGATGTTTCTAACATAATCGGGAAGTTCCTGAATGAAAATGGAGAGGTTTCAGACCACAAAGGCTACCATAAGGCGATGTATGCTGCGTCTAACGTAGACAAGATTGCAAGTCACTTTTATGAGCAAGGTAAAGCCGATGCTGTTAAGGAAGTCGTTAATGGTTCTAAGAACCTATCAGACGAACCAAGACAGACTGCTGGCGATAGCGTGTTTGTAAACGGGATTAGAGTCAAGTCTATAAGCGGAGTGGACTCTTCAAAACTAAAAATTAAAAAAACAAACTTTAAAAATTAAAAAGAAATGGGACAATTTGGAACAAACGACCCTTTAGGTGTATTTAACCTAAAACCTATGCCATCGAAAACAGCGTTGGCTGATAACTATCTAAGTTTTACAGATGGTAATAATGACTTTGCACAACAATACTTACCAGAGCTTTATGAAGCTGAGGTAGAGCGATACGGAAACAGAACCTTGTCAGGATTCTTAAGAATGGTAGGTGCTGAAATGCCAATGACTTCTGACCAAGTTGTATGGTCTGAGCAAAACAGATTACACATTGGATACGAAGCTGGTGCTGGAGACCTTACAGTAACATTGAGTGGTGCTGCTACTGCTACTGGTTCAACTATTGAGTTTGGTGCTGGACACTTAGAAGGTGGAAAACATTCTATAAGAAAAGGTAACACTGTTGTTGTTGCTGATGCTGCTACTGGTTTAATTACATTAAAGTGTTATGTATCTGATGTACCAGCAGATAATCAAATTACAGTATTATCTTATACGACTCCTACTTTAAGTACTATTACTGACGGACAGGTAAATTTATTTGTTTACGGTTCTGAATTTGCTAAAGGTCAATTAGGAATGCAAGGTTCTTTGGAAGCTTCATTTACACAGTTTAACAACAAGCCAATCATCATCAAAGACAACTATAGAATTAGTGGTTCTGATGCTGCACAAATTGGATGGGTTGAAGTTGCTGCTGAAGATGGAACATCAGGATACTTATGGTATTTGAAGTCTGAAGGAGAGACAAGATTACGTTTCCAAGATTACTTAGAAATGGCTGTAGTTGAAGGTGAACTTGCTGCTGCTGGCTCTGGGGTTGTTGTTAATGGATTAAATAACGATGAAGTAAATGGTGCGACAATTAATACTGCTGGTACAGAAGGTCTTTTTGCTGCTATTACTGAAAGAGGTAATGTATATCAAAACTATGCAAATGGAACTGGAACAAGTGGTGCTGGAACACGAAGTGCTTTAGGTGACTTTGATACAATTCTACAAAATCTTGATAAGCAAGGAGCTATTGAAGAGAATATGTTATTCTTAAACAGAGATATTTCTTTGGATTTTGATGATATGTTAGCTGCACAAAATTCTTACGGAGCAGGTGGTACATCTTACGGTGTATTTGAAAACTCTGAAGAAATGGCATTAAACTTAGGATTTGACGGTTTCAGAAGAGGTTCTTACGACTTCTATAAGACTGACTGGAAATACTTAAACGATGCTACAACTCGTGGTTTAGTTGACAATATTGAAGGCGTATTAGTTCCTGCTGGAACAAGCACAGTATACGACCAAATGTTAGGTACTAACATCAGACGACCATTCTTGCACGTACGTTACAGAGCTTCAGAAGCTGACGACAGAAGAATGAAGTCTTGGATTACTGGTTCTGTAGGTGGTGCTTACACTTCTGATTTAGATGCAATGACTGTAAACTTCTTATCTGAAAGATGTTTAGTTACTCAAGCTGCTAACAATTTCGTATTGTTCACGGCTGCATAATTGCAAACAATTATTGTAATGTTACCCTCGTCTTTTAGATGGGGGTAACTATTACTCTTATTTATTATTAAATTTTATTATATTATGGCTACAAAAGTAAAAGAAAAAGCCACAGCAAAGTGGGAAATTAAAGATAGACGATACTATTTAAAAAACGGAATGTCACCATTGACATTTACATTAGCAAGTAAACATTCACAAAGACATCCTTTGATGTATTTTGATGAGGAGTTAGGTTACGAAAGAGAGCTTAGGTATGCAACAAACCAAGTGTCTCCATTTGTTGATGAGCAGAAAGGGCCTGCTACATTGGCTCATATTATGTTTAAAAACGGAGTGTTAATGATTCCAAAGTCAAAACAAAGTTTACAGAAGCTTTTATCATTATATCACCCTCAAAAAGATATACTGTACGCAGAGCAAGACCAAGTTGCTGAAGCGGTTAATCAGTTAGAGGATATTGAACTTGAAATTGAAGCGTTAAACTTAGCACAACAATTAGACTTAGACCACGCAGAAGCAATACTAAGAACTGAACTTGGAAGTTCTGTAACTAAAATGACAAGCAAGGAACTTAAGAGAGACTTGATGTTACTCGCTAAGAGCAACCCAGCGTTGTTTATAAGTCTTGCACACGATGAGAATGTAGAGCTTAGAAGCTTTGGTATTAGAGCAGCAGAGGCAAACATTATCAAATTGTCTCCTGACCAAAAAACATTCAAGTGGGCTGCTAATGGCAAGAAGCTAATGGAA